TTGCTGGATTTATGGTAGCAGGTGTTTTGTTTGATGTTATACTGGTTGAAGATATTGAAATTTCCCAAGAAACAGGGGATGATATTTGTAAAAACCTAACTGGAAATCAATCTGCAGTAGCTTATGAAATTTTTAATGACAATGGTTATAAGGATGGAAAATTAGGTTGTAAAATTCCAAGTTTTGATTCAACACAAAATATAATTATTAAAAAGAACAATGAATAAAAACAGAATACCTTACAAAGAACTTGAAGAAGAGAGAAATATTTTTTTGGGAATAATAATAGTTTTATCTTTATTATTTTTTTGGGGAATTATTCAAAACAATAATCTTGATCAAGAAAACCAAGTTCTAAGAGAACCTATGAATTTAACAGAGGAAAGAGTTTTTGATTATCATGATTCAGGAGAAAGTTTTTGTGAAAATTATAATGGAACTTATAGAAATTTCTTACTTGCTAAAGATGATTGTTCCTTTGTAGATAATAATGATGTTTGGTTTTATTGTGATATAATAAAAGTGGAAGATAAATATTACTTCCAACAACATTGTGAGGTAGTCAAATAATTAAAATGGAAATTGAATTAGGTGAAAAAGTAAGAGATACAATAACAGGGGTTGAAGGAATAGTTACATCAAGAACTGAATATCTTAATGGGTGTGTTCAATATGAAGTTACAAGAAGAGTAAAAAAAGGAGAAGTTCTAACAGCAGAATCTGTTCAAGGAATTAGTGTTGATGAACAACAATTAGAAATAATAGGGAAAAAGAAATCAATAAAAAAATCAGATAATGGGGGGCCAATGCGAATAAAAACATTTCGTTAAAAGATATAAATTAACATGGAAAAAAATAAATTAACAATCATTATTGTTTTGAGCTTGGTGTATGTTATTGTTGCAGCACTTTTGATTTCATTAACAACAAATTGGTTATGGGTTTTTCATGCTCCTTTTGTTGCATGGTTAGGATGGAAAATTGGAGAGAGTTCTGAAAATGATAACTAAAGACATAAACCGATTCTTCTTTCCAGATGAATGGAAGAACTTTGTAAAAAGTATTCAAACAAATAAACAGCTTATGCTTTATGAATTAATGTTTAATACTGGAGCGAGGTTTGATGAAGCAAGACATACAAGGCCAGTTGATTTTGATTTTGAAAGAAACAATTTAAGAGTTTGGAAAACAAAAACAAAAGCAAGGAAAGGTGAGAAAGTAGGGAAGCCAAGAACTATAAGTTTATCTTCAAGTTTTTCAAAAAGGATGAGAAGATATTGTGGTAATAAAAAACCTGATGAATATTTATTTAAGATCTCTCAAGCAGGATTCAATCAATTAATGAAATCTAAAATAAAGAAACTTGGAATAAAAGATTGGACTAACTTTTCCTCACACAACATTAGAAAGACGCATGGAATGTATCTAAAGGCCTTAGGGATAGATCTTGCAGAGATATGTACAAGACTTGGACATGATTACAATACTTATATTAAACATTATGGAAGTGCAGACCTTTTCTCCGAGAAAGACATGAGAGGAATTAGAGAGTTGTTTGGAGATCTGTATATTCGGAGTAGGAGGTTTTGAGATGAAAAAATATTATATTGAAGATGTAGAAGGGAATTTTTGGTGTGAAGACCATTTTGGATATTGGAGTAAGTTTGATGATTCTTTAAAATATAGATTTGAAGGAATTTATTTGTGGGTTTTTCCATTATTTTTAATGATGAAATTAGCAAATAGGGAATTGAAACCAAAGATAGTTAAGATTCCACAGGAGATTTTGAAATGAACTTAGATAAAATACAAAAAATAATACTTTTGATTGTGGCTCTTGCATTAGCAATTTCTGGAGTTAAATTTGCAGACCAAAATACTACTTGGTCATTATTAAGTTTTATTTTAGCTATGATTTCTATAGGGATTATAGAATTAATTAATATTAAAATTGTTTTGGAGGACTTGGAGATTTATTAGAATGATAGATGAAGAAATAAAAGAAAAAATCAAAAATCAAAAAAAACTTTTCAGAAAGTTAATGGCTGAGCTTAATGGTAAAACAATGGATTATGAAAGTTGTAGTATGCTTGAGGAATTTTTCAATGATTATACACAAGTTACATTGAATTCAATAGAACAGGCAATGTTGAAGATAAAAAAAGAATATGATTTAGTTCCTAAGAAGAAGGAGAAGGTTTTAGGATGAAACAAATCCATATAAATAAAACAGTGACTCGAAATTTTATAATGGATATTGTGGCCAATCTTCAAAACTTCTTTGGTATGAATTTAACAAGTTATGAAAAGATGGTTGATAGAGGAATGGAAGAAATAAAAGAAGAATTAGGAAATAAAGAATTAGCATGGTTTAGATATGAAATAACACAATTAGGAAATGGAGCTTTATCTATAACTCTTTATGGGGAGGAAAAAGAATGAGAATATATAATATTGTTATATTTTTATTTCTTCTCTCTGCATTTTCTATAGGGGTTTCCTTGACTGATGTAGATAAGATGTTAGTTGATGGCTCTCTTGACAATGCAACTCTTGTTATAGAAAATATTACTTTAACTCAAAATTCTTCACCAGAAACATCTATTCCAAATATAAATGGTTTTATTTCTGTTTTAGAAAAGTACATAAAATTTATTGGATCATTTATGATAGAAGTATTAAGAGCAGGGATTTATTTTGGACAAGATAATCCTGATTATTTTAATCCAGATTCTATATTTAAAATTGTAAGGCTAATTTTAATTCTAATTATAATTTCAGTATTAATTAAACCTGTTGGATATGTTATGGTATTTTTAATTCTAATTGGAATCTACATTAAGGATAGGTATGTGAAACATAAGAAAGATGAAGTTAAACAAAAAAGGAGAAAGAAAAAATGAAAAAACAAAGAATTAAAAGTTTAACTTGGAAATACTTTTGGGAACAAAAGTTTAGAGAAATTTTTGTAACTATTTTAATATTTTCTATTATAATTTTCATTCCTTATTTCTTAGGTAATTCTATAGGAGATGGAAAAGATACTTTGTGTGCAAATTCTCAATATGGTTGGGATAATGATTATGAAGGAGAATGTGGTTTGATTACAACATGGTTTGAAGGATTGTTTTATTCAGTAATAATTGTTCTAATCTTGTTGTTGTTAGTAGTGTGGATTCAAGGGAATTGGGAAAAAGCTAAAGAAAAAGCTAAGGAAGAATTGAAAAGACAAGTTAAACCTAAACGAAGAAAGACCACTCATAGGAGGATTAAGAGAAGATAAATTTAGTCTTATCTTAAAATATAAACTATGAAGGAACAAAGATTTGAAAAGGTTGTTGAATGGGAAGAGTCAGAGTTTCTTTATAGACCATATATAATTTTCTTTTTTTTAACATTAGTTTCAAATATAATTTTTCCGTTAATATTAATAAAGAAAGTTCCAGAATGGAATGATTCTTTTTTCCCAATAGGATTTATTTTAATATTTTGGATTTTTTCTGTTTTCTTTTCTGCTTTAGCTATGTGGAAAAGAAAAGTTTATTGGAGAGTGATAAAATGAGCCAAGTAAGCAATACATTAATTCTCACTGCCTTAATGGCTATTTTCGCATTTGGATTTATTTATTTTGTGAGAAAAGAAACCAAGAAAATGGAAGCCAGGAAATATAAAAAATTTAAAGGAGAGAAATTAGTTAGGGAACAATTAAGATGAAAAATGTTATAAGGAGGTTAAAAAAAAGAATGGGATTTGATAAAGACCCTGAAGAAGTTAAAACTCCAGAACCTAAAGTAAAGAAAGTTAAGGAAACTAAAATTGAAAAGTTAGAAAGAGAATTAGCAGAACTTCAAGAAGAAGAAGCAGCAATTGCAGAAGAACCTTTAGAAGAATTGAAAAAAGTTGAAGAACAAAAATCACCTACAATCCATGAAGTGTTACATAACCACGAACAAAGACTTTTACAAATGGAATCAAAGTGGTTTAGATTAGGAGGAATTTAGGAATGTTTGGATTTAGCAAATTATTTGCTATTGCAGTATTCATTGCATTAATAATTTCTCTTGGATTGAGAGATTATAGAATTGGAATACAAATAATAATTATTTATGCAATAGGAAAAATAGTTTGGAACATATTAACAAAATAACAAAATGAAAATAAGCGAACAGAAATATCAATGGATAATGATGGTGGGATTATATGTGGGGATAATTTTATTTATCTTAGCAATGGTTATTTTAGTAAAGAATGTAAATGAAATAAAGAAAGATCCAATAATCTATGGGATGGAAAAACACAATTTCAATTCCTGTAGTTGCACTGATCAAAATTTCCAAACAGTAAGAATTGTTGCAAGTGATTATGATGATTCAAAGGAAATTAAAATTGTAAATAATTTTGAGGTAGGGGATAGTTAATGTGATTGAGGTGATACATGGGACAAGGTGAGGTGATTGACTTTTTGAAAGAGTGTGAAAAGCCTGTTACTCGACGACAAATTGCTGAAGGTTTAGATTGTGATCCAATAAAAGTTTCTCACATATTACCCAAGTTATTAAAAACAAAAGAAATAGATTTCATAGAACACGCTAGAGAAAAAGCCTCAGAACTTGTTGGTTATATATTATTAAGGAGAACTAGGTTTTTCTTTTTAGTGGAAAGGTTTGATGAGTTTGAAGAACTTGAATATTAAAAATTTACTTCTGGATCTATATCTATTTCCATAGCCTCATCCATCTTTTCCCCAAATGTTTTATAATCTTTAGGGGGTTCGATGGGTTTACCTTCATTCATTATTGGTTCTATTATAAATTTCCATGTAGCAAACGATCCAACAACTAAGACTCCTATTAATAGGGTGTTCATTCTTTTTTTATATCCTCCTTTATCATTCTTTTTTTTATTTTTTATTTTTTTTCATATTCATTTGACAATTTGAATTGTTTTCGGGTTATTTGGACGAATTGGGGGTGGATTTTGCTTTTTCTTACGGAATTTATCGACATTTAACCCTTTTCTTCTCATATATCCAAAATTTCTATCAATTATATTAACTAATATTCCTGTTCTGGCTGAGATTTCTTTGCTTGAAGTTGTACCTTCCTTTAACAAACTCCAAATCTCTTTTTGTCTATCAGTACACTTGTGTAATATAAGATCTTCTCCAATTAAGTTGTCAAACTTTTCTTTTTCATCTGATTTCTCCAACATCCTTTGAATTTTAAGATTTAAGTCTTTTTTGAAACTCCAGGACTTATCTTCGTATGCTTTAACAAAGTCTTTAGGAGGAATTGGTATTCCAATGACATCAACAATATCAACCAACCCACTTCCATCACTGGAAGGCCATCCAAGATTGTGATAAAACATTTTATCCATCCTAATATTGTATTGTAGTTCTAATGGTTTAATTATACAAACTTTTGCACCTTTCATTATAGTTCTAGTTTCTAATTGGAAGTGTAAAAGATTTCTAACGGTTTTATCAACATAGTTAAGAGTTGGAACGGTGAAGATAACTAATTGTTCAAGGTTTCTGAATGTTTGAACCAACCAACCTATCGCTTTGTTTTGTAATGATTGGTGTGTTTTGTGAGAAGCACTTGTTCCCATTTCATCCCAAAGATTTCCCTCTTTTTTTTGTAAATCCTCATCATTCATTCTCTTCATAAAGCTTTTTCCAGTAAAGAACCAACGATCTTTCATATAATCTACGGAAGGAGGTTCTCCGTGCATGTAAAGATGTACCCAATATAAAATGGAAACCCCCGCAAAGCTTTTTCCACTTCCAGTTCCCCCAACTAAGGCAACCAAACAATTCTTTCCAGAATCTAATCTATTTACAAATGTAAAAATCATTATTTGAAAACTTCGTGAAAGTTCTTGGATTGCTTCGGGGTATCTTTTAACCATTTTAATCTTTCCAACCCAAAGTTCTCTTTCCAGAGAGTTCGTTTTTTCTTTTGAATAATAAAACCAACTCACTAAAAAGTTCTCGGTAAAGTTCAGCAATATAATTCAAATGACTTTGTCTAATTTCTCCAGATAGTTTACTTAATTTATGGGAAGGTATCTTTTTTGTTTCTTCTGCTAATCTTTTTAAATTAGAATTCATTTCTAATTCAATATATTTGTTTAGAAATAATTCATTAGAATTTTTTATTAAGATTTGGAATTTTTTATATTCTTCTTTAAACTTATCATCAAAAAACCATTGTAATAAATTGTAAAGAGTTTTAGTTACTGCAATGTTTGTTTGTCTTTGATCTGGATGGGTAACAATAATCCATTCTCCATTAAAAAATATCTTTTGATTAAATCCAGGTTTCATTTCTTTTGAAAATTCTTTTCTGCATACATCAATTTGAGATATAATCACTTCTGCTAAAGATTTCTTCTCTTCTTTTTTATAAGGATTAGAAACAAATTCATTATTTTCCATTATATTTATAAACTGAATGTTAGTTATAAACATTATTATTTTAAGGTAATGTAATTAAACATTAAGTTCTTATAAAATTTAATGGTCACGGTTGCCGAACTGCAACAAGCAGAAAGAATTGTTTTTAGAATTCAGGTAGGGGGAGAAAGTATTAGAACAGATCCTCGTTCTACAGTTGGACGATTAGTTAATCGAGCATTACAAAGAACAATAGATTTACAACAGGCATTAAGAGATGCACAAGCAAGAATTACTCTAACTCCGACAGAACGAGAAGAAATTTTATTACAATCATTACCTGCTGGAGTAAGGGAATTGCCTCTACAAAGTTTTCCTATACCTATAACTCCAAGACAACCAACCACATTAGTTCAACAACTTCGGCCAAGAGAACCTTTACCAATTACTAGACAAGTAGTAGAAGATTTTGGAGATGTTGCTTTACAGACGAGATTACCTATTGTTGAACCACCTAGAGCAAGACCTACATTAAGAGATTTTTTTGCACAAGAAGTAAGGATTCCTTTTATTGCGGGAGTTCCAGGAGGAGAAATTTCTTTAAGAGAAATAAGAAGAGGATTTGCAGAAGCTGAGCAACTTCCATTAAGAGTTGTTGCTCAAGCAATTCCAGCAACACGAGGGGAAGTAGCATTTTTGGGAGGAATAACAGGTTTAGCTATTTTAGCTCCTCCAATAATTGGTACAGGAATTGGTTTAGGGATTGCTGGTTTACAATTACCTAGAGCATTTGATCCTGAATTATTACCTGAAGAAAGAATAGCTGGAGGTATTTTTGGGGGTTTAGGTGCAGCGGGGGCCGCAGCAGGAGTAACTCCTTTTGTTAGAGGTATTGGAGCTAGGGGAACGAGAATTGCTCCAGAAGGTTTTCAAGTTATACCAGGAGTAAGAGGGGTAGGAGATATTGGATTGATTCAACCTGGAAAAGGAGCAAGAATTTCAATAGATTTACCACCAACTTCCCCATTAGTAAGAGGGGGGTTTGGAAGAAGGCCTGGAGGTGAAGCAATATTTTTAGGGGAAGAACAATTACTCGCAACATCACAAAGGGGATTTTTTGAAATTGGAAGAGAGATTCCAATTGAAAGAGAATTTTTTGTAACTCCTCAAGAACCAACATTGGGAATTGCAGAAACTCGTATTTCAAGATTAGGTTTACAAGATCCATTTAAGTTTCCAGAATCAGTAGAGATTGGTTTTGGGATTCCACCTCGTCCACAAATTGGTATTACAATAGGAGAGGTTGCAAGAACAGAAAGAGCTGGGGCTTTTGCAATTGGAAGAGGAACAGAATTAGAAGCCATTAGAACAACAGGTGTTGTTAGAGAAATTCAACAAATAGGAAGAACAAGAATAGGGGGTCAAGGAGTTGATATATTTGAATTTCAAATTGGTCGTGTTCCAACAAGAAGAAGACCTTCAAGACCAGCAGAAGATTTTATATCTACCGAGTTTACAACAAGAGTTCCTGGAGAACCTCTTTTAGGAACTCTTGGAATAAGGCCAACCAGAGGTATTAGTACTGTGACAGCATCATTAGTTTCACCCTTACTTACTGCACCTCTTTCTCCAGAGATTAGTATTCCAATTTCTCCTAGAATTAGTCCACCCACAACTCCGATAATATCTCCATTAATATCTCCTGAAATTTCTCCACCAATATTTCCTGAAATTTCTCCACCAATATCTCCTACAGTCGCTCCTGAAATTTTTCCTCTTTTCGGAGATCCTCTTAGAAGTTTAAGACTTCCTATAAGAAGAAGAAAAAAGAAGGAAAAGAAAGTTGCTAAACGAAAAAGAATAATAACTCCTATTCGTCCATCATTCACAGGAATTGTTTTAGGGATAGAAGAGGCGGCAAGGATTACTCCTGGATTTGGTGTTCTTCCAGGAGAAATCAGAGGATTAGCAACAGGTTTTGAAGTTCCTAAAAGAAAGAAAACAAAGAAGACTAAAAAGAAAAAAGTTTCTAAAAAGAAATCAAAGAAAAAGAAGAAGTAACTATTTTTCTTTCTTTATCAAAACACCTACGCCATCAAATACTATAATAATTAAAAAGATAATAGTTAATACAAGTGCTATATTCCCTTCAACTGTTACTCCCCATATTAGATTTCCAGATATGACTTGTGTTAAACCTAAAGCCATTATAAATAAGGAAGTATAGTACAACCAAATCGGGATTATATGTTTCTTCATTTTTTCTTTTTCATTAATTCTTCAATCGCTTTATTGAAAAGGATTGTAGGTGAAACTTCATTTGTTTTCATCCATTTTGAATAACTTGGAAAAGTTCTAACACTTATTGGTATAGACTTTCTTTCTTTAATGTTTTTCTTTACATCTTCTATTTTCATATTTTTTCTCTCCATATTTAATTAAATATTGAAATACATTTGTATTTATAAATGTATGTTTTTAGGAGAAAGTAAAGTAATAATGTTTATTAACTAATTTAATAATACTATTCTATGGACGATCAACAATTTGCATCTCAACAACTTGATAAACAATTAGAAAATGATCCCCAAGCACTTTATGCAGGGGGGATGTTAGAAGAAAAGGTTACAAATATTCTCTCTCAAATTAATCCAGATAATTTATTAACGGATATTGAACATCGAATAAGAGGGGAGAAAAAAGATTTCAATGGCCAATGGGTAAGAATTTCTCCAGGTAGTGAACCAGTATCTGAAGAATTGGTTGCTACTTTTATTTCATTTTTAGGTGCTATATTAAATCAAAATACTTCTATGAGTAATTTCAAAGAGGGAGAAGTTAATAATATGATGGAAATGATTACTGATTGGGTAAGAAATGATTTAGTTGTTAATGCAGATAAGTATGGTATAAAAGGAGATTATACAGAATACGATAGGGTTGCACACATAATTTGTGCAACTTGTTTTGCAGTATTCAAAAGAGCTTTGAATGGAAGAGAATCTTCAAGAATATTTAAGATGTTAAGAATTACTGAAACAAACAACCCTCAAAAAAATAAATTCACAGATAATCTTAACTTCTGGAAATAAAATGAAATTAGATAAAGAAAAGTTTAATCAATTAAAACAATTAGATAGGATTGAATTTAGACAGAGATATAATTCAATAAATGAAGGGAATGTTTCTCTTCAAATTCCAGTTTGGGCTTTAATAATCATAGCATCCATCTTTGGAACTGTTGGATTAGTTTCTGGTCGTATTTCTTTTTTAAGTGTATCACTTCTTGTACTTAAACTAGCATTTATCTTAATACTTTTAGATGTTGGATTGAGTTTATTTATTTCTGTTCTTAAATCGAAAAAAACAAGAGAGCTAGAAGAAGAATATTTCTCGGTAGAGGTTAAAAAGAAGTAATGGCTGGTATTGGAGAAACTTTAAGTGGAGTAATTCCTAGTGGTGGGGTTGTGGGCTTATATCTTATTATGTTTATTATAGGAATAATTGCACTTATCTTTTTTGGTGGACTTAGTTTATTAATTTGGAATAAGAAGAGATGGAATTTAAAAGTTGAAATAAAATTACCTAGAAGTGATGGAAAGATTGTTAATGGAGAATGGGGAAAAGGATATTTTAATTCTAAACAAGGGGTTGTTTATATTAAAAGACCAGGCTTCATGCAAAAGAAAATTCCTTTAAAGATATTTGATCCTAAAAGATATTTGCAAGGAACAGACCTATTAACTGTTGTACAATTATCTCCTTTAGATTATAGGCCTGTTAGACCTTTGAGTTTTTTACAATATCAAATTAAACATACTGACGACGAAACTGGGGAAGAAACTATGGTATTGGAAAGCGTATTAGATATTGAATGTGATGTGGGGGCAGATAAAGCATGGCAAGTTGCATTTGACGCTGCAGCAAAGAAAGCTTATAGTCTTCAATCATTCTTCCATCAATTCCAAACACCAATTGCTATAGCAATAGTTCTCGTAGCTGTTTTTGTTGGAATTGCTGCATTGTGGACACAGTTGCCGAAATGATATGGAAGTGATAGAAGTAAATCATTCAATAGCAAATCGATTTGATGGTTATATTGAAATAAATAAGAACTTAAAGAACTATCCTAAATTATATAAACCAATCTTAGAACATGAGTTAGCCCACACAGATAAAGCTTTCACTTGGCATGATTTTAAATTAGACTTTGTTTCAAAAACAGGAGTTAATTATCTTGACCTAATGAAATTCATGTTCAAACATCCAAGAAGTTTTTTACAATTATCTCCAGTGATTATTAAAGATAGAAGTTTGGTTTTTGATGTGAACCTTTTTATAATGTATTTTATTTTTGCTTTAACATTCATTGGAACAATTTATTTAGGAGTAAAATACTTATGAGTAAAATATGTATCATTTGTAAACAAAAGATAATAGAAAAGAAAGAAAAGTGGGTTCGACTTACTGATTTCAATAAAGGTCAAGAGGTTGGACAACAATATTATCATTTAGAATGTTGGACAGACAGATTTAGAATTAGTAATTCAGAAAGAAAGAAAAAGATGTACAAACAAGCTCAAGAATCTCTTGGAAGTATCTTAAATTCATTGGGTATCACTCCAACTAAGGAATATGAAATTGTTCCAAATTAAGGTAATGTAATTAAACTTATTTTTTCTTATTTTTATTGATGGTTACTAAAAAAGTATCTTTAGCTGTTGATCCTAGATTTTTTAATGAAGTATTTGAAAGGGAAAGAAGAAGAATGCAAAAACAAATTGGAGTTCCTAATTTATCTCAAGCTAATTTTACAAAAATGATTAAAGGTTTTAAAATAAAAGAACCAAGACAAGATTTTTCACAATTCAATACTAAGATAGTGAGGAAGAAAAATGTTAAAATATAAAAAAGGTGACTTACCAGATATGTTGATTTTTCTTATAACGATTTTCATATTTGCAATAGGGTTATTGATTATGGCCTTTGTTATTCCAGCAATTTCAGATGGGTTAAACACTGCTGGATTGAATAGTACTTCTGAAGCAATAGGAGCAATTGATGAAATTGCCGAACTTGGAAATGAAGGAATGCAAAGGGGATTTTTATTTTTATTTACGGGATTTATAATGGCATTAATGATTAGTTCTTTTTTAGTTAGAACACATCCAATATTTCTTTTCTTATATGTTTTGTTCTTAGGAATAACTGTATTCTTAGGAACATTTATGGGAAATGCTTTTGAACAAGTAGCAACAACAGATGCTCTGGCAGCAACAACTGCTAATCAAGGATTAATTTCAATCGTCATGCAGAATATAGTTTTGATAACTCTTGTTGTTGGAGCTTTAAGTATGATAATAATATTTGCTAAGTTTTCAGGAATTGGTAGTAGGGGTGGGGGAGGAATATGAAAAAACTATTTATCTTAATGTTTGTAATGATTCTTTTAATTGGAACGGTTAGTGCTTTAGATATTGATGATGTAAAAGATTATAATAAAGAAAATAAAACATATACTTTAAAAAACGCTTTGGGATTACCTCTAATTGGAAAAACAATTGCAGAATTAGAATTAAAAACTCCTCAAAATAATTTAGTTCCTATTGGTTATCAGAAGGTTGCAGAAATTGAAATTAGAAATAAAAATTTTGATTATGAAAATATAATTAATGGAATTGAACTTTATAATATCAAAAAAGATATGGAAGGATTTTCTAGGAATGTTGATTATAAAGTTAAAACTATTATTCAAGTTCCAAAATATAAGATGGTTTGTTCTGGGAAATTAACAGAAATTGTTTGTAATGAAGAACAAGATGGATTAAAAAATAAAATAATTTGGACAGATTTCACAAGAAACTCTTTAAATAAAAATGAAATAATAACTCTAGGTATCTTCACAGATGTCCAAAAAGGGGATAATATTGAATGGGTTATTAATGTTTATGGAAATGAAAGACTTACTGCCTGGGCAGAATGGACAGAAAGTTTAAATGTAAATATTGAAAATTTTTATAAATTTAACGAAACAAGTGGAGATACGATTGACTTTGTTAATGGTTTTAATGGAACTATTGTCGGAACAATTACTCAAGGTGTTGTAGGATTAATAAATAATTCTTATCTTTATGTATCTGGAACAGATTATGTTAATATTCCCCCTTCTTCTGGAGATAATCTTGGAGATGAAGTTGACGATTTTTCGGTTTCTATATGGTTTAATTTAAGTAGTGGCCACGCAGGAAATATTGGACTTTTTCAATTTGGAAATTTAAGTGGAGATATAGGTGACTTTAATCTTGCTTTAATCACTGGCCAATTATCTGCTTTTGGATCTAACATAGTTGCTTTTAGTGATACTGGAAGTTTTCATCATTATGTTTCAACTTTTGATGGAACAACATTTAGAAGTTATTTAGATGGAACAAGTGTTGAAAATCGTTCATTCACTTCTTCGTTAAATTTTACAGGAGAAAATTTTTCTATAGGAACTTATTTTGATACTTCAAGTGGTCTTGAATGGGAAGGACTTATAGATGAATTAGGTATATGGAGTAGAACACTTTCTCAAGCAGAAGTTACACAATTATTTAATGGTGGAGCTGGAATAACTTTTATAGATTTTCCACCCGTTCCCCCCACAATAAATCTGGATTCTCCCACAAATAATACAAATTTTACTACGAATAATGTAGTTATGAATGCAACTATTTTTGACGCACTCAATATTACAAATGTTACTTTATATTTGGATGACATAGTAAACGAAACAAACTTAACAGCAGGATTAAATAATACTGTTTGGACTTTTACAAAAACAATGGGAGAAGGAGATGCTTTCTGGACTATAGAATCTTGTAATTTTAATAATTCCTGTGGAAATGCAAGTCAAAGAATTTTTAATGTGAATACAACTCCAGATATACAATATGGAGCAGGAGTTCCTGTTAATAACTTTAATTCCACAATTAATTTCTTTGATGTGAATGTAACAATAACAGAGGATTTATTTCAAAATATAACTTTTGATTTATATAATACAAATTCAGATTTAAATGAAACAGTTACTTTTACAAATAGTTCGAGAAATGTAAATTGGAGTAATCTTCCAGATGGAAATTATTCTTACAATGTAACCATAGCTACAACGACAAATCTATTTAACTTTACAGAAACAAGGAATATAAGTATTGATACAATTGATCCGTTAATTACAGTAACCTCTCCAACTGGAGATCAAGGAACTTTTAGTTCGGGCTTAAATTTATCATTAGCTTGGGTTGCTAGTGATGTGAATATTGATGTCTGTCAATTTGATTATGAAGGATCAAACACAACAGTTAATTGTGATAATACTGAAATAGGATTAACTGTAACAGATAGTACAGCAACAAATTTAACTTTTTATGTAAATGATACTTTTGGTAGAATTAGTTTCAATTCTACTTCTTGGAGTTATTCTTTCATAGAAAATAATATTACTTTTACCCCAGATGTTTTTGAAACTTCTTCACATTTCTTTGAGATAAATCTTTCAACTTCTTTAAGTGTTTCTGCAATTTCAGCAGAATTAAATTATAATGGAACTAATTTTATTTCATCTGCGGCCTGTGGTGAATTTTGTTTGGTAAATAATACTATCGATATTCCTTTAGTGACGGAGGGAGAATTTGAAAATAAAAGTTTCTTTTGGGAAATAAGTATTTTTAATGGAACAGATTCTATAAATGTTAATACTTCTTCAACAGAACAAAATGTTACAAGAATTCATTTAGAAGAATGTGGTGGAGCTTTCACAATAGAAGCTTTAAACTTTACAGCCCATGATGAACAAAATTTAAGTAGAATAGATCCCTATTTATTTGATGGAGATTTTGACCAGTGGTTGGGCGAAGGAACTGTTAAAAGACAAAGTAATTTTAGTGCTTCGAGTACATCAGATGTAGATTTATGTATTTCTCCAGAAGATGAAACCTTTTTCATAGATGCTACAATAGAATATGATGAGGCAGGAAATGAATCCCTATATACTTTAAGAAATTATTATTTCCAAAACGACACTATAAATAATGTTAGTGAAGATATTTTCATGTACTTATTACAATCTGAATTTTCAACTTCATTTATATTGAAAGTTCAAGATGATGCTTTACTTCCTGTTGGAAATGTTTTGATAGAAACTAATAGGTTTTATCCTGGACTTAATGAATTTAGAATAGTTCAAATAGCAAAAACAGATGCTCTAAATGGAAAATCTGTTGGATTCTTTGAAACAGAAATAGTAGATTATAAATTTATTATAACCTTTAACAATAATACTCTTTTAGAAACAGGAGTTCAAAAAGTTATTCCAGAAACTTCCCCATTTACTTTAACATTTAATCTTGGAGAGAATCTTGGGCAGCCATGGTTTTCTCAAATTCCTTTAGATAATTTAATTTCAACATTAGTTTGGAATGATACTTCTGGAATAATTACTTACACTTATGCAGATAGTTCTACCATTCTTAATTTAGCAAGACTTTTTGTTATACAACAATCCTTAGTCAATTCCTCAGCAGATAGTACAATATGTAATGTAAATTCTAGTTTAAATGCTGCCGTCTTAACTTGTGATGTTGGGAATAGTTCTGGATTTTATACGGCTAGTTCTTTCATTACAAGAAATTCCACAGAAACTCTTGATCTTCAAATAAGTTTCCAGATAGAAACCCTTTCGGCAATTGTTGGATTACTTGGTTTATTCTATGGGTGGTTCTTAATTTTAATCGCTTCATTCATGTTCAAGTTCAATGAGATTGCAGGAATCTGGGCTATAACAATAGTAGTATTGATGGTAAATCTCATTGGATTAATAAATTTTGGAGGAGTATTTGTAACGGCCACAATCGGTGTTGCAATATTATTAACATGGTTAATGAGCAACTAAGAACTAAGAAATCTTTTACTACAAGGGATTTTGTAATTGCAGGAGTTTTATTTAGTGGAATAGTTGCATTGTTTGTATTGGCCATCGCAGGAATTTCTGATGAATACGATACTTCAATATTAACTAATGAAGATTTCTCCGAAAATTATGATAGACTTACTGCTCAAACCGAAAGGATTGAAACTGCAAGAGAAACGGCCGCAGCAGGAGGAGGATTAAGTTTCGTTGGAACATTTGATGTAGCATTCCAATCCACATTCACGGTTTTCCAAATGGTTTATCAAACATTAGATTTATTTGGTGATGTTTCAGGTAGCTTTGGAGAAGACTTTGGTTTAGATCCTACAGTTACCAAGATAGTTTTCCTAGTTGGTCTAGCAATATTAACAACCTTCATCGTATGGCAATTAGTTGGTGCTATTAGCAGGGGGAGAATATAATGCCTTTCACTCCAACATATTATCCAGTTCCTACTGTGAATGATACAAGAGATTTACTTACTGTGTTCCAGTGGATTTCAAATACTGCAACGGAGGGATTGTTTTTCCCAATTATGATTCTTGCGATTTGGGTTGTTCAATTCATAGGAGTAATGGCTGAAGGAAGACCTGCAAGTAGAGCGTGGGTGTTTGCTAGTTTTACTGCCACAATACTTTCCATAATCTTAGGAATACTTGCTATGATGGCTCAGAAATGGATTTACTTATTAATCCTAATGGTTTCAATAGGAGCATTTTGGGTAAGGTTAGTTAGTGCGAGGCAATAATATGGGAGAAGAAAATAACAAAACAATCTTGAAAAGAATCCATTCTAATCTTTCAGAATATATTGATTTCATTATCCAAAGACATAAGGAAGAATATGATATTAAAATAAAGTTTACAGAAGCTTCCAACATTCTTGCAAAGAGAGCAAAAAAAGAAAAATTATTCAAGTGATAACATTTGTAAACATAAGTTTACATTCTATTTAATAATGTAGATATATCTTTTTTTATTTAATTTTTTATGAAGTTTGATTTTAGGTATGAACCATTTGAACTATTTGAAAGGAGGATTTTATTTTTATAAATGGAATTAAGAAAAATTAATTCTGCTAACTCTAAGAAAGGAATTCAATTGAGTCAGGCTTTCGGTGCTGTTCTTACATTGGTTCTAGTTGCTGTCCTAGTTATTATAGCAATCTTCTTGTTCGTTACTCTAAGTGCTAGTTTCACAGAAAATTCTTCAGAAGCAAACGCCTCTGATGCAATGGTTACTGAATTTAGTAATTATACCTCTCTAATAGGTCTTGTTGGAACGATTATCTTCTTAGGATTGGTGATTGGTGTTCTTGTAACATCTTTTGCTTTTGGCGGAAGGAGAGTTTAATTAATCCTATATAAAAAAGATGGAACAGAAAAAAAGTATTCAACTTAGTCAAGCTTTCGGTGCTGTTCTTACATTGGTTCTTGTAGCTGTCTTAGTTATTATTGCAATTTTTATATTTGTGAGTTTACAAACAAGTTTTGCAACAACAATAAGTGCAACAACCACAAATGAAACAGTGATTATCCCAGGTGAGGGAATTGTTGCTGTTGCAAATGCACCACTATGTCAGTTCGGAAACTTTGGTTCAACGGTATTGATTAATGTAACGGAAGGATTTGGAATTGTATCAAATAACACACTTGTCTTAGATACAGACTATGCTATCAATGCTACTACTGGAGAAATTCTTAACATTACTGCTATTTGGAATGAGAGTCTTACATCGTATTCCTATACTTGGGGATCAGAGGCTTGTACTGCTAGTGAAAATTTGACTACAGAGTTTGGTAACTATACATCTTTAATAGGATTAGTAGGAACGATTATCTTCTTAGGTCTTGTAATAGGAGTCCTTGTGACTGCCTTTGCATTCGGCGGAAGAAGAGTTTAAAAATATAAATATTGATTACCCCCAACTTATTTTCAAAGGGGGTTCATACTCAAAATGAGCAGAGAAAACTTAATTGACACTCTGCGTCATACTCAAAAGAAAATGGTAAAAAAAATGGTAAAAATAAAAGAAGTATCTTTTGATATAATAAAAACTATGACTGTTGGAGAAGTTAGAAAGTTAGACAAAGCTATGAAAAAATTCAAAGTTCCTAATGTTCAATTAGTCAGAGATTATGGGAAGAAGATTCCATTATAAGGGAGGAAAATATCATGGGAAGAATAAAATTAAAACCAAAAAGATTAAAGGGAATACCTAAGATAAAATTGAAAAGACTTGGGAGGCCTTTAGCAAGAGATGTTAGAAGTGCCGCAAAGGTTGGAAAGAGTATAGCGAAGAAGAAGATTGGTGGCATTAAAAGGAAATCAAAAGGGAGGAGAAAATAAATGGTAGTAAAAAATTCCAGGACTAAAAGAATGGCTATGATGAAAGCAACTGCAGCTAGGAAGCGTGGACTTCAAGCAAGTGTTTTCAAAAAGACGAAAGGTTATGGAACATCAGTAACAAGAAAATAAAATGGTAAGAATAACTAAAAGTATTTTCTTTCCTCCGAAAGATAAAGCTTTAGCTAGAAAGATTTCCATAAGATCTCCTAGAGAATTTAGAAATAGTATTAGAAAATTAAGGGTTGGAGGAATTACATTAAAAGAAAGGAGGGCTTTAATTCTTGCTCGAACTAGAGCTAAAGTTCAATTAAAAAGAAATAATCTTTCAGCTAAAGAAAAAAGACAATTCAGATCGATCTCACAAATAAATATACCTAGGGTAACAAAACCTAAAAAAAGGTAATGTAATTAAAGAACTAATGGGTAATAATAAAATGTCAAAGAAAAATAAAAAAGATTTTTCTACAAAAAAGCAAATTGATAAAATAGTTTCTTCCGTTCCAAACATTCAAAAGGAAGCTATTGATTTTACAAAATTGAATGGGGGTAGATTGTAATGGGAAAAAGATTTAGAATCTTATTTGTTCCCTCTTTTTCAACAATCAAAAAAGCAGCAGGAAGAAAAATAACTCTTAGACAAACTTTTAACAAAAGATCAACAGCAGAAGCTGCAGCTAGAAAGTTAAAAAGAAGAGGAGATAAAGGAATTGAAATTAGAAAAGCATAACAACTAATATTTGAAATGGTAACAAAACGGAAAACAATTGCACAATTGAAAAGAGAAATAGCTTCGCAAAGAAGAAGAATTGCTAAAGAACAATTACTATCAGAGCAAATTGGAGAAAGACAAAAACTTTCAAAAGAATTATTTGAATTAAGGAATCGACAATTAATCCAAGCTGGAGGAAAGGCCAAAAGATTATCAGCTAGATTTGGTAGGGGAATTCTTAGAGTAGGAAAGAAAGTAGCACCAGTTCTTCAGAAACAAGCAAGGTTAATTAGAGAACAACAATTAAGAGATGATGCAATTGCTAGAAGATTATCTAAGGGAACAAAACCGAAAACCTCTAAAAGAAAGAAGACTTCTAAGAAAACTAGAAGAAGAAAGTCTAAAAGAAAAAAAAGGTAATGTAATTAAATAAAGATTTCTTATAATAAAAATGGTCAAGTCAAGAGTTAATATAAAAACTACTATTGGATTATTTTTTGGATTATTCATTTTAATAATATTCTCCTTCGTTGTTACCTCCCAAGTTATCGGAGATACTCAAGTTATAGATCTTGCAGAAAAAGCGAGAGATTTTTTCATTGAAGCAACTAAAGGAAATATAGTGGGCCAACAAACAGGTAATCAATTTGGAGAAAATCTTCTTGTTGGAACTACACTAGAAGATGTACAAAGTCAGGGGGGGGTTTTGGTTTTTTTAGAGAGTGCTGAAACAATGGATGTTATTTCTACAGATACAGTCAATGATATTCTTGGGGCTGCGAACGCTAATTCTGTTTTAATAAAAGGTTTAGATGAAAATTTTACAGAAAAACAAGAAGTCATTAATTTAAGTTCTATTGTAGTTACAACAGTAAATGAATATATAAGAATTCAGACTACAGAAGTTCAAAGTGTTGGAACTTATGGGGCAGTTAATTTAGGAACCATTAGTATAACTTCAAATGTAAGTGCAACTTTACAATCAGAAATTCCTGCATTAGAATCAAAGAGTTCCTCAACACATTATACTGTGCCTACTGGACAAAAATTAATATTAACTTCTTTTTCAGCTACGATGGACACAGGAAAAGCTGTTGATATTTTATTGCACTCAAGACCTAATGCAGATGTAACATCAGGAGAAATGAGTCCTGAAATAATATTTAGAACTTTTAGAGGATTGGCAACTCCTATTGGAAGAAGAAGTTTGGGAAACTTAAACTTTGATGAAAAAACAGATATTTGGTTTTCCTCAGCGACGACAAGTGGAGGTCAAACCGCTAGTGTAGAAGTAAATTATGATTTCTTACAATATGGAATCGGATCATAAAAAAATATTAATTGTAATGCTATTAGGCATTTTTTTAATAGCCAGTGCCTCTGCTCTAACTTACCAAGCAGATACGGATTTTGATATAAACATTGTTTGTATTAATGTAGGTTTTTGTTCTGCTGCAGCAGAATGTAATGCTTCAATATTCTCTCCAGATGGAACGGTTCTTTTAGATGGAGTTCAGGCAACTCAATCAGCAAGTTTAGCTGTCTATAATCTTAGTTTAAATTCAACTCAAACATCTGATTTAGGAGAATATCAAGTTGGAGGTTTCTGTAAAGATGGGAGCGTAACACAAATAATTGATTTTACATTTCAGGTAACTCCTACAGGAGGAGATTTAGATACTGGCCAAGGAATAATAGTTGTGGGTTTAATTATTATACTTCTATTTCTGTCAGCAACTTTCCTATTCTTTGGAAATAGAATAGAAAAAACATCTGTTAAAGTATTTTTAATTGCATTGGGGGCATTGTTTTTATTATTAACATTAGGATTTTCAATAGTTTCCATTAAACAATTATTATTACTTGGTTCTGTTTTCTCTGGACTATTTGTAGGACTCTATAGATTATCATTAGCATTAATATCTGCAGGAATGATTGCGATACTACTTTACTTAGTCACAGTATCAGTTAAAGCTTTCAAGAAATCTAGGGGAATCTTAGATGACGATGATGACTTTTAAACCTAAATGTTTATAAACCTATTAATAATATTATTATTATGACTAATAAAAAAGAATGTAAACAATGTGATTGGAAGTGGGAAGCACGAAAAGAGAAACCCGCACAATGTCCTAAATGTAAAAGATATGATTGGGAGGAGAAGAAATGAAATGTGAATGTGGATTTAAATTTGCAGGAGCAGGAGAATATAGGAACTGTGAAGCGTTTATAACTAAAGAAGGAAAGAGTGGAATCGTTTGTCCAGATTGTAATAATTCTTATGTTAATGGAATAAAAGTAAAACTTATAGAATCAAAAGGAGGTATTAAACAAGATGAAAAAAGTACAAGTTGAGATAACGGGCATCACTCCTTTACTAATGAATAATCCAGCTTCCATGATTGAGAACGCCACAAACGAACTCAAATCAAAAACAAAGGAAATGAATCACGAAGAAGCTGCAGAAAAACTTACTTACAAGGATAAGAATGGAGAATTATACATTCCTGCTGAAGCAATCAAAGGAACTTTGATTGGAGCTTCTTCATATAAAAAGATAGGGAAGTTTACAGCAAGACCTATGATTGCTGGAGGAGTTTCTATTTTGCCCCAAAAAATAAGTTTGGGAACTAAGGAATATGAACTAGATATAAGAACTGTTGTTATTCAAAGAAATAGAGTAGTAAAAGCTAGACCAATGATTGAAAATTGGAAAGCATCTTTTGAACTTCTTTACAATGAAAAGCTAATTGGAAATTCAGAAATTATAAAATCTATTTTAACTGAAGCAGGAGAAAGGGTTGGCTTACTTGATTTTAGACCACAGAAGTTAGGAAGTTTTGGAATGTTTAAGGTAACAAAATGGAAGGAAGAATAAAAGATGTTTTGTTGAGTGATGTAGTTTTTGACGAAAAGATTTATCCAAGAACACATCCATATTGGCAGACATCTTACGATTACGCCAACTCATTGAGATCTGGAGCAGTATTTCCACCAATCGTTCTTGCACTACATAATGGAAAGTTAATCTTAGTAGATGGAAAACATAGAACAGATGCTTTCAAACAATGTAAGAGAAAAACAATTCCTGCAGAAGTTCACACAGACTGGGATGAGAACAAGATATTTGTTGAATCTATCAAAAGGAATATAGCACATGGAAAGGTGTTAAGTCCATTTGAAAAGAGAAAATGTATATTGAAACTGAGAGAAATGAAATTGTCCAATGAGGACATTTCTGACCTTATACAGATTCCTCAAGAGAAGATTCAGCATTTTGTAGGACAAAGATTGATAAGCTCTACTACTGGAGATCTGATTAATTTTGAAATTGTTAAGAGTGGAATGAAACATCTCGCTGGAAAAGGATTTAGTGACATAGAAATTCAGAATATTTCAGAAATTCAGAGAGATATATCTACTGGAAATCAAGTCACTTTGTTAAAACAATTAGTTAATTTATTGGAAAATGATATGATAAATTTGGATCATAAAGTAATCCAACAAAATATTAATAAATTGTCAGAACTTATTGAACCATTAGTAATAAAGAAGGCGGAGTAATCTGCCTTCTTTCATATTCATAGGGTAATGTTGGGAGCTGTGTGGTAGAGTTAGGTATGGTAATGTTGGGCAAGGAATCATAATTAATGTGGGGTCTGGTTGTGTGGGGTACTGTTGGGTATTGTATTGTAAGGCGAGGAATCATATTCGCTGTGTGGTGGAGTTCGGTAGGGTACTGCGGGGTAAGGTTCAATTTCATATTCGCTGTATTGTTTGGAACGGTTGGGAAAGGTTATGTCTTGTGCTGTTAGGCAAGGTAAGGAATCATATTCAATGTGCGGTTTGGTAGTGTAGTGTTGGGTGAGGTAATGTAAGGTTTCATATTCATAGGGTAATGTTGGGTGCTGTGTGGTAGAGTTAGGTATGGTAATGTTGGGTAAGGTTTCATATTCATCAGGTACTGTGAGGTAGAGTGGGGTTATGCGTGGTATTGTAGTGTGCTGTGTGGTAAGGAATCATAATCATTGGGGTCTTGCGGGGCTTGGTATAGTGGGGTGCTGTGCGGTTTGGTAAGGTAAGGAATCATAATCATTGTGGTTCTGTAAGGTCTGTTGCTGTGCTGTGTGGTGAAGTGTGGTAAAGTATTGTAAGGTAAGGTATCATAATCATCTTGTTTGATGATGCCCAAACATTAGGGTTTGGCATGGTACTGTAAAGTGGGGTTGGGTTGAGTATTGTTAGGTAAGGCTAGGAATCATATTCATTGTAAGGCACTGCTAGGTCTTGTAAGGTACGGTTCTGTGCAGTAGGGTTAGGTTAGGTAAGGTATCATGTTCATTCGGCGAAGTGTTGCATGGTTGGGTTTGGTATTGTATGGTATTGCTTTGTCCTGCGAGGTAAGGAATCATAATCATACGGTCAAGTACTGTTGGGTGAGGTGAGGTATTGTAAGGCAAGGAAAATTAATTAAAAGATAAAACATTAACTAAATCATAATCAACTTTCACATTCTGCAATCTTCCTGCGAAAGCGGGACTTGAAAAAGTGCGGATACAATAGAGATGAAAGGAGGTGATAAAAAAGATGAACATTGATAAAGAAACAATTCCAACATATCTAAATGTTGTCATGGAGGATTCTGCGTCCTTCATTGAGCAATTAAGAAAACAAGCAGATGAAGACGGACAAAATGAATCTCTCGATGCTGATGAAAAAAAGAAGTTGTCTTTAACTCTTGATACAGGAGCATTTGATATGGAAGAATATTATTTTGATTCTTCAGATTCAGAAATTGTGTTTTCTGGAAATATAGTTTCTTCTGTAGGAAAAACATGGGTATCTTTCAATATTCCTTTAAGTGATATGGTTTTGATAGATATTTTAGAACATTCTGTTAAAAGATTGAATAAACTTAAAACAGTTTTAGAAACTTTAAAATAAATTATTATTTTGCCCCAATGTTTGTGGGGCTTTATATTCTAGGTTCTAGGGTTCTAGGTTTTTATACTTTGGTAGTAACAAATATTTAAATAGGAATTTAGTTACTTTAAGTATGGAGAAAGTGTATGGAAAAAAATAAAATAAAAAAATCTAAGGTACTATATTCTAAAATATTTTTTTCTATAACTATTATTTTATTATTGAGTTCAGGGGTTTTAGCTTTCTTTCTTTTCAACTATGATAAAGATGTTAATTACGAAGTAGTAGGATCTAAAGGAACTTTACTTGTTTTAGTTGATTTTACAGATCAAATATTTAATGTTAGTGAGAGTTTGAATCTTTCACAAAATCTAACATTAGTTAATCAAAATGGGGCTACGACTATGCAATATTTAGAAAGTTTTAATGTAACAAATTTAGATCCTGGTAATTGTACAATTAATGGAGATATTACTTTTGAATTAACAAAGTCTGGCAGTGGAATAATTTCACATTTTGACAATTTCACAATGGATGCTGGGGTAAATGATTTTAGCTTCAAAGCTATGGCCATTAATAATAGAGTTTGCCCTCAGAATATTACAGCTTCTTTAATGTTTAATGAGATATAACGACTCTTAATTAGTGATAACTATTTTTTATATACTCTTTAGATTTAGTTTTGGTTATGATTACGAGGATTAACCATGAGGAAGAATATAAACGAGCATTAATATTTTTAGAAAGAAAAACGAAAATTCATGTTAGTAGAATGAATGGTTTATTTCATAATGGAATTCTTTTAGAAGTAAGTAAGAATTTTTTTGTTATTAGAGATTATGTTTCTGGAAAAGAAGAATATATTTTATTTGAAGAACTAAAAGAATCGATTGAAAAATATAGGGAGGTTGAAGAATGAGCATCCACACAAAAAAATGTAAGAAGTGTGGGAAACATTATGACTTTCCGACTTGTCCGTTCTGCCGAATTAAAAAGAAGGAGGAGGAAGATGGAAAAAACTTTGTTAGATATGACTGAAAAAGAAAAGAAAGAGTGGAGAGAAAATAAAAATAAAGAAGGTGAAGAACTCAAAGAACGAATAGATTATGAAGAAAATAAATATGATATAGATGAAGTGAAAATAAAACTTGTTGGATTCTATGAAGAAATTATATTTGTTCTAAAGAAGTTTTGTGATATAAAAGAAGAGTATTATTCTTTAGTGGCTATGTGGATTATTGGGACTTATATTCACGATGAATTTGAAACTTTCCCTTACTTATTCTTTAATGCTATGAGGGGGAGTGGGAAGAGTAGAATGTTAAAATTAATTTCAGTATTAAGTCATAAAGGAGAATTATTGGGAAGTATGAGTGAAGCAGCTTTATTTCGTACAGCTAAAGGAAGAACTTTATGTATTGATGAATTTGAAAAGGTTGGAAGTAATGAAAAACAAGGATTGAGGGAATTACTTAATGCTGCATATAAAAAAGGTTCTTTAATTAAAAGGATGAAGAAAGTAAAAGAAGAATATGTTGAAGAAGTCTTTGAAGTTTACTCTTCAATCGCTATGGCTAACATTTGGGGAATGGAAGAAGTGCTTTCAGATCGTTGTATCACAATCATAATTGAACGAAGTGGGAGGCCTGAAATTACAAAATTAATGGAAAATTTTGAAAGAGATCCTCAAATTAAGAAAATAAAAGATGGATTATACGAACTTCAGTGTAGTTTGTGTAATGTAGTTACATCAAAAAACATAGAAAAGGAGTGGAATAACTACATTTTAGAGAAGTATACTACTACATTACATACTTATACTACACAAACTACACACAACATACATACTACACTAAATCAAGATTCTTTAGATTTATTTAATAAGATGGATGATGCTGGAATTGATGGAAGAAATTTAGAATTATCATTTCCAATTTTCACTATTGCATCTTTATTAAATTCTTTTGATTCAATTTTAGAAACCTTAAAAGAAATTATGACAGAAAAGAAATTAGAAGATGTTGTTGAAAGTAAAGATGTTCAAGTATTCGATTTTGTTTCTCAACAAGAACCAATAAGTAATTTTGTTTCAATAACTAAAGTAACTAATCTTTTTAGAGATTTTATTGGTGTTGAAGCTAAAGAAGATGATTGGATTAATCCAAGATGGATGGGAAGGGCTTTAAAGAGATTAGCATTAACTAAAGAAAAAGTTAGGAAGAGTAAAGGTATCGAAGTTATTCTTGATGTCTATAAAGCACAGGAGAAAATAAAGATGTTCAAATGAAACCAAAACCAAAAATAATATCAATTAAATGCCCTAATTGTCAAAAAAGGTACATGATTCTAAAAACTAAAAGAATTGTTGGGGCTAGGAATATGTTTATTGAAAAAGAATGGGTTTGCCCCGTTTGCCCCGTTTGGGTGTGGTCTGATCATTGGTTTGATGAATTCTCTCAATTTGAACACTTAATTAAACGAGAAGGTGATTATCCATGATAAAATCAAAATTGTCGAAATTTAAACACTTAAAACCCTAAAAACAATGAGTCAACAATCAGTCTACAACCTATTGAAAAAGAAAGATAAATGGATGACTGCAAAGGAAATATCTAATGTCTTAAAAATAAGCCCTGGAAGTGTTACAAGTGCATTGAATAGATTATTGAAACATAAAGAAATATTGAAAAGAGATACTATTCAATCAAAATCAAATGGTTTTGGATTTACTCCATTTCAATGGAGAATTGGACTAATACCAAAAGATATATAAATACTAAAATATTAAAATACATATGAAACAGATTTATAAAAAACCAGTTAGAGATAAGAAATCAGAGAAACTTGCTTTTTTACAGAAGTATGCTATGGGAAGTTGGTTAAAAGCAAGACAAGAAGCAGATGAGGAAGTTTCAAATGAACTTTCTATGTTTTGTGTTTGTGGAAGTCTTTGTACAGGATTACATGAAAGTTATTGTCAAAGATTTAAGGATAAAGTGAATACAAGAGCAATAAATAAATTAAAACATTTATGGAAAGAGAATAAGGTTGTTTTTCCAAAGTTTCTAAAATGACATCCAAATGTAAAAATTGCGGACGAATAGAAGAAGAACACTCTAAAACAAAATCATGCTATATGCTTTATGGAACTGATTTACAAAGTGTTCTACCTCAGTTGAAGTTCGTTCCGATTGAAGATTATTTTTTAGGAAAACCTAAAGGAATTTATTGTGGAATATGTAAAGAGAAATGGGAAAATTGTAAAGGTCATGTTATAGAGAAAAAAGGTTGCGGTAAATTGTATGGACATCATCTTGAAGAAAATAAAGTTTATTCTACTTGTGGAGCAACCGAAGACCATTTATGTCCCTCATGTTCACATCAAAGTCCCCAAACAAAACCTACTGGTCAGAAATCAGGGATTAATGTCGATGGAGGTTCACAAAATCGGCATTCAAAGGTCAAAACTGGGGACACTCAAACTCTCAGTGATAAAAGACTTTTTGTTCATGCAAAAACATTAAAAGATGGAAAGAGAGGAATAACTTGGGGTGGTTGGGTTCTTCCAGATTATCATGTCAAAAACTTCATCGCTCAGGAAACTAAGGTTATTCAAGATTATAAATTAGGGATAATTAGTTTTGAATTGATGATGAGAATTAGAGAAAAACTCGCAGGATCAAAACTTATAAAATGATGAAAACAATAACCGTTGATGAAAAGATCTGGAATAAATTAACTAAATTAAAATATAAATTTGGTTGTGAAACAATTGGAGAAGTAATTGAAAGACTTCTTAATATTTTAACTAAATTTAAAATGTATGAAGAACTTAAAAATGTGGGAAAGAAAAAATGAAAACTGAACATTATAAAATCCTAACTTTAATTTTTTCAATATTATTTTTAATATCTTTATTCTTTAATATCATTCCAAATAATGAGCAAGAAAAATATAATAATTTATGTAAAGGGAATGGTTTAGATTATGCAAAAGTGGATTTAACTTTCGCACAATTCAAATGCTGTAAAGTATTTGATGTATCAGATCCTATATTAAATATTACTAGCGAAGTTGAAGGATGTACAAGTTCTTTTGACTTCATAGATGATTAAAACTTATAGAATCAAAAGGAGGTAAAAAATATCAATGGAAAATAACAAATCGTTAGAATCTTGGGATGCTTTTAGTGGAAATTATCTTAAAGCCGATGAAGTTAAATCGGAAAAAGATGCTTATGTTTGTACAGGAGTTGAAGTTTCAGGAGAAGGGATAGAAGTCCAACCTGTTTTAACTTTAGAAAGAAATGAATTACAAAAACTATTCACTTTGAATAAGACAAATATAAAGTTTTTGAAAGCTGCAGAAGTAGATTCCCCAAGAGATTTAATTGGACAAAAGCTTTATTTCAAAAAGGTTAAAGTTAATAATCCAAAGACTGGCGAAGAAGTGGATGGATTAAGAATTACGAAGATTGAAAATTTTGAAGCAGACTTAAATCCAGGATCTCTTACAGACCTTTAAACAATTTATTATTTGGCCTCATTAATTTAAGAGGCCTTCACAATCACATTCACTCACAGGATTGCCTATCTAGTTAGGAATTCAAAAAACACCTCTTTTTTTCGGTCTTGTGAGTGACCCCTTCGGGGGAAAGAAACAAAATGGAAGAAACAATCACAGAAAGATTACAGAAATTTGAAAAATATATTCGGAGAACAAAGTTCCACTATTATCCTTCAAAGAGTCTTATGATCTCCAAGTTCCATTTAATATTTGAGGAAGAAATGAAAGATACTGAAACAGGAAAAAAATGGAGGAAGAAATTAGAAAAATGAAATGTCAAGATTGTAAACAAAGAGAAGGAATAATAGAATTTGCAGAGGGTATGTTAGATTTCACTCATGGATTTTCTAAACATATTTGTAGGCAATGTTATATTAAAATTATTGAAGAAAAGAAAAAAGATATTGATGAGAATTTAATCGAACAAAGAAAGTTATTGATTACTGAGGGGGGAGAAGAATGAAAATTAAAGTAGAACATTCAGGGGAGGTAGTTAAAATCTTTAAGGATATGACAAGCGAACTTTATAAATTAGAAATGGGAGATAATATAATTTTTTTGGGGGCAAGTCTTCCTTATGTAAAAGAAAAAGCAGAGATCTTAAAACAAAATATTGATGAGGTTATGAATATTTTAACTAAAATAGAAAGTCGTAAGTCTGGAGATAAACGAAATGGAACATGAAGAAATAATAGCAAAAGAGAACATTCTTAATGCTACAACTGGAAGGGCTAAGTTTTGGCATAAAGCAATAGCCGAGGAACATCAAAAATCATGTAAAAGGTTTTTGGAGTTTTTGAAAAAATATGAGGGTCTTGGAGATTATAAAGAATTTCAGGATATGGATGAAATGATGAGAGATAAAATCTCAGACCTAAAACAAGCAATTAAACTTTATGATGAAGTTCCGATTTCAGATGTTTCACGAAACGGAGGGGAAGAATGGAAAATAGTCTAGGGGTTATGTTGCCCAAATTGGAAGTTGTGGAAACTAGGTGGGAGGTTAGTGGAAACGGATCAGATTGTGAAAAAAGCAGTCCTAAAACTAATTCTCCTAGTCTAGTGAAAGCTACGGAAGAAATTAAGCGACCTATGACCCCTAGCATGTTTTTATTAGGAGAAAACGATGGGTAAAGATAAGGAACAGAAATGGGTTGAAATAAGAAATGGGGAAGTTAGAAATGTTTTTAAGAATAGGGAAGATGCTGTTAAACATTTTAAGGATCTCCTAAAACAGACTTTAAAAGATTTTAATAAGCAAGATAAACCATGTGAATATGATTACCCTATTAAAATTCCTGAAATTGAAATTAAACCTGTGGAGGAAAGAGAATCATATTTAAGTTTATTATAATAAAATTCGCAAAAGGAGAAAAGAATGGATGAACAAGAAAGAAGAGAAAAACAAACTTTATATGAATCGGTAATGTCTGAAGAAGATCTTCAAGGATTTAGAGATAGGGCTAATGCTGAAACAAAAAGACAAGAAGAAAAACCCCATGTGGAAAGATTACTAGAAAATTACATGACAATTCTTGAAGATGCTTATTATCAAAGAACAACTTCAAGTACGGGGGTAAGAGAAGAATGAAAAAACTTGAAAAATTAGCATTAGAAAAATCATCACAAGAACTTGCAGGATTTACTCATGGAATATTATTTGGTTTGCATGGCCTTGCAGTTTATTATAATTTAAGAAGAGGACGACCGAAGAGTGCTTTAGTTCATGCAGCAATTGCTTTATACGATGTAGCATCTTTATACAGACATTCTAAGTATCTCTACGACCAAGAAAATCTTGTTGATAGATTAAGAGAGGCAGGGATGTGAAAAGAGAGCCAACAAAACAACAAATAAGACTTTGGAATAAATTAGTTGAAGAAGTATTTGAACATCCCAAATCATACTATTCTCTTTTTGTTTATGAAATGATTAAGAGAAGAGTTCTTGGAATTCCTAAAGAAGAGTTTAGGGGTTCTATTAAAGTTCACAAGAAATTAAAAATAAATTGTCTTATGTTCAATCCAAAAGAAAAAAGAAGGCCAGTAAAGAGATGGAGAATTTAATAAAAAGATGGTTTACCTTTTACCATAAAACTAAATAAAACACATAAGTTTATAAATAAAGAAAACATAAATAGTTTAGAATTAACATGGAAAAAGGAGTAAAGATTTAAGATGGAACCAGAAATTGTTATGTGGGGATTATTTCTTTTTTTTGCTGGATTTATGGTAGCAGGTGTTTTGTTTGATGTTATACTGGTTGAAGATATTGAAATTTCCCAAGAAACAGGGGATGATATTTGTAAAAACCTAACTGGAAATCAATCTGCAGTAGCTTATGAAATTTTTAATGACAATG